CCAAAGATAACTAAGCACATCATTAAATCGTCATTTGCCCCCTCCTCAGCCTGCCAGGATTGACCTCTTTTAGCAAAAGTTGACATTTCCTCTATGATTTTGAAAGAGTTAATTACCAACTTATCTCCTTCAACAAGTGTCTTTAGATTGGCACAACCAACTCTTTTTATCTGTTTAGTCATACGAACACCCAAAGATGAACCACGACCACTATACATAGCACCTAATATCTGTCCAGCACGACCTTTTTGAGTACACATTAATACATTAGGATACTCTATCTCAAAGTTTAATGCCTCTGCTATTTGTTGACCTATATCATTTACTTCAGTTAATATATGTGCCTCATTATATCGTTTTGCTATTTCAGCAATAATATTAGGAAACACAAAAGGTTTAATTGTATTGTTTTTATAAATTGCAACTACTCTAAAAGGCATTTTAGATACATCAAATACAACAAATGCTGAATAGTCTTTATCTACTCCTCTTGCGACATCAACCGTAATAACATAAGTATGTCCTTTTTTAGGTTCTTCAAATTGATCTACACTTCCTTTTGATTTTATAGGTTCAAAATAAGTTGCACTCTTAATTTTCGCTGGTGATATAAGAGTATTAACTGACCCTAAAAATTCACACTCAAACTCCTGTTGGAATTGCTCTGGTGATGTATTTCTAATTGTTTGTTCTTTCCAATTCTCATCTCTTCCTGGTACTTCTGACCAATGTACTTCAATTGGAATATAATCATTTCTTTTTTTATCTGCGTCAACCCATAGTTTATAAAACTGATTCATACCATATGGAGTTGATACTATAATCATTTTTGTTTTTTGTCCTGAAGATATTGTAGGATAAACGGAACTAAAAAACATTTCGGCAATATTAGTAGGTACGAAAGCAAACTCGTCAAGGAATATTATATTATAAGAACCTCCCCGAATAGCACTTGAAGATGTGGCAGCGGCAACAATGGTTGATTTGTTTTCTAACTCTATATTACCTTTGTTCCAATTGATAACACCTTGTTGCATCCATTTTGGTAAATTTTCATATGCAAGTTGAAGTCTTCCTAATATATCTCTAGCAGTAGAAGATTTGTTGGCAAGTATAGCAACATTTGTATTTGGATTAAACATTGCATAGTGCATTAAGTAAGCAACCGTTGTAGTTGATTTACCTGATTGTCTAGGTAATTTGCAAATTGTAAATCTATTATTGTGAATTGTATTAACTATTTTCTTTTGAAAATCATACATCTTAAAAGGAACAAGACCTTCGTCTAGGGAAACAATTCTCATATAAGTTTCCATAAAGTATATAGGATCATTAGCACACTTTTGATATTCTACTATTTGTTCTTTAGTAAACTCAACTGGTGTGTTAACTTTCTTTAAATTAGGATTACCTAAATATGCGTCTGTACTACTCATAACCTTTTGCTGACGGATCAAAACTTTGTCCTGGTTGACGGACATAACCCATCCATCCTGTTATTATATATTTTTCTTGCGTTTTAGAAATTACACCTCTATGTATATGTGTAAAATCAGTTGGCCAAATTATTGTTAAACCCTTATTAGCAGGAACACTTATATTTTGATATTTAAAATGTGTACCACCTTTTGATACATCATTTAAATAAGTCATCCATACTAAACAACGATTTTCCATCATTGATGTTCTTTCACAATGCTCAGCAAAATATCCTCCACCTGGTGGGTAATATTGTATGTTTGCACCTTCAATCATACCAAATTTATTAAAACCTCTTACTTCAGGATATATTTCTTGGTATAATCCAGTACACTTTGCTAATGCGTTTCTATATTTCATAAATCTAGGTTCATCATAAGCAGGGTGTATACCCATATCTGTGGAATTCTTTTTTTCTTTATTAACATTCCAAGGACCACCTATAACACCTTGTTTATGATGTTTTTTATTATCCTTAAATAGTTGTATTAAACCATCGCAAATTTCTGGATCAATATACCAACCTGCTATAAAACTTTCTATTGGAAAATTATGTTTCTTCATTAGTCTTTCCTTCCCAAATAATAATAATTACATCCTTGACCGTGCATCCCATAAACAGGATCATATTTTTTATATTCAACATCAAAATAATCTTTAATGCGATTAATAAATCCAACCTCACTATATCCAAATACAGGCATAGTTCCTTCTGCATTTACAGGAAAAATAGGATTAGGTGTATAGTCATCTTTATTAAAAACTCTAATAAACATTTTTCCAGAAGGTTTTAATATTCTATGATATTCTTCTATAATTGATATAATATCTTTTGGAAAATTTACGTGTAAAGCACCAGCGTCTATAAGAATATCAAAACTATTTGATTCAATCTTATCTAATTTTCTTATATCTCCAGTAATAAATTTTCCTTTTGGTAAACGCTTTTGAGTTCTTTCTATAACCGTTTGTGAAAAATCTACACCTGTTACCTCATATCCCTCATTTATAAGATATTCGGAATTTCTACCATCAGCACATCCACAATCCAAAACCTTTAGATTTTTTTCAAAACTATGATAATTTAAAAAATCAACAATATGGTCATCTTGTAACTTTCGCTCTCTGCTAGGATTTTTCCAATCCCAAGGTCCACCAGTTGGATGTTGTTGAAAAAATTTATCCCATTCTTCACTTAAACTTTTCATTCTTTATGTCCTCCTTCGTCAAAAGAATCAGGAAATCTTTTTAAAAAATTTCTCCTACAAGTCAACTTTTTATCAAAATTACCTCCCATAAACATATTAGGAGGAGGCATAGGATTTGTTAACTCATTTACTCTATAATACTTATACATATCTGGTACATAACAATGTGACCAACATTTATAATTTAATTCTGTTTCAAAATCTTCAAGTGTCAATCCATTTTCTTCCCCACCTGGAATTGTAACTTCACTATAATTAATTTTCCATTCATCTTTAGTTCTATGAAATAACTCTTTATTTAATGCAATAGAAATTTCTTTACTTTCAGCGTGTATAAAACCATCCCACATTCTTCCCATTGATGGAATTATAACATACCCTTGAGCACCTATCATTGTATCATTTTCAAACGCCGCTATGTACTGCCACTTTTTCATATTCACCCATTGAAAAACATTACCTTTCATATCTTTAGTTTCATCATTACATTTTAAATAATAACTTTCATTACAAGTATGTAATTTATAACAATTAAGTTTATTTGAAGCAGTTATAATAGTCTTATCACCTTGAAATCTTTTAGAAATCCATCTCATTACATCCATTCCTGTTACCTCTTTAAATATCATATATCAAAATGTTCCAATTCAAAATCTATTCCTATAAGTTCATCTGGTTTACCTTTAGGATAATCTGGATAAACTTTAAATTCTTCTCCTGTTGTATCACTCTTACAACCTGCAACTAACCAATCCCATTTAAACTCTCCATCTACAACAAACTCGTTCATTACTTCATATCTTCCATCAGGTTTTTGTTCAAGTAAATGTTCTTTACATTCTTCCATAGTTTTAAACCAACCTTGCATTTGAAAGGTTTGCTGTGTTTCAATAGGACTATGACCTATTAAATATGCTAGGATTAAAATTTTAAAGTCGCCCATAGGACTCCTTAAAATTATTTTGGTGTGATGTCTTTGCCGTTAAAAGATTCATTTTCACTTTTTCTTTCTGTGTTAGTCTCCACAGTTTTTTTATTTAGCATTTTTTGTAATTCGGCAGTTGATCCAACAAACAAAGCGTTTTTAATATTTGCGTTTGCTGTTTTTGGCAACTCTTTTAAGTCTTTAAGTTTTTTTTGTAAGTCTTGTAATTTGTCAACCGTTTGCCCTACTTGACCTATTAATTGTCCTGCAACTTCATATGCTCTAGGGTGTTGACCTTCTTTTGCAATGTCAAGTATACCTTGAATTGCCTCTTGTCCTTTTTCTATAAGATTATAATAATTCTCTCTACTATAATCATAATCAGTATTAATATCTTTTTCAATTGCTACTTTTACTTCACCTGTTTTTCTTTCCACAGGTGGTTGAAAATTATTTTCCGTGATTGGTGTTTTATGATCTACACCTAATATTTCATTTACTTTATCTTCCAATTTACTCATCACTTCCAGTCGTTGGATTATATCTCTTACTATCTTCAAAGAAATTTATAGTAGTTGTAAATCCAAAGTCATCATCTCTATCAGCATTCTCAGGATCTGGTATAATCACAATTCTTTCTTCTCTTGCTAATTTAGGGTCTGTATCTGATCCTAAATCTGTTTGTGTCTTTTTAATAACACCTTGATTGTTCATAGGTCCAAACAAATAAGTCTTAGCAGTAAAACTTAAAGTATATATAACTGCTCTTCTTGTTGTAAAATCTCCATCATAACTATCTTCATAATTGATATTACCTAATGTAATAGGAACATCTCTTTTAACATTTAAAGCAGGCACAGCATTAATAGTCACCGTATAATCTGGTTGAAAATATGGTAATATTTGTTCAACAATTTGTAAACCATCTTCAGCAGTTGCTGTAAATATATATAAGTCCATATCAATGTCATATGGAACAGGTGTATAATGAAATTCAGTCTTCTTACCTTCTTCATTTGTTTTAACTTGTGAATATTTTTGAACACGAGTCAGTTTTCTACTAGGATCATATTTAAGACCTTTTATTTCAAAACCCATACGAGGTAATGATGTTGCAAATTCTCTACTATTTAAATTTGCTTGTTGATCTAATCTTACTATAAATTTTTCTTTAGGTGCATATGCAAGAGGTACTTTTATTCTAGCAGTTACACCACCAGTTTTATTTGTTCTTTGAATAACTATGTTATTAAAGACTTGTCCAAATGCAATAATTAGTTTTCTAAAACTTTGATTATAAAATCTATTACCTAACATTATCTATCCTCATCTCCAAATGGATTTCTTTCAGTAAAGTCTAGTATATCATCTAAAGCAGATGAAGTATCAAATCCTGCTTCAGTATCTAAATCTGTATTTGACGCATAAGGCGATTGTGTTTGTATTGCTGAATCTGTAAAGTCTTCGTTTAATAAGAAAGCAGGTTCACCTGTTGGTAAATCTTTCTCTAATATTATTGATCCTTCACCATCTAACGCAACTTGACCACTCTCTAAAGTAAATTTGTAATTTAATTGATTTAATGTGTACTTGTCTTCAGCAGCGTCAATAGCATCCAATCCTGTATTAAGTCCTTCTGAAGAATATTCCCAACGAGTAACTCTTAATTTGTAAACTGGTAATTGACCTAATGCAAAGAAAGGTTCCTGATCTTCAACAAATTGAATCTCAAAAAA